TTTGTCTAGCGGTCAGACCGACCATAGAGGGTTGCTTCTTGGATTTTACAGGCATAGGTTAGATGGAATCGAATTTGGCGTAAGGGTGATGCTTCTTGACATTATTAAGGCGGTCTTTGAAACCTTGAGGCAGTTTGTTCTGCCAGTCACCTACTCCACTGACCGCAGAACCGATGCCTGCGTTCCAGTCTTTATCCCAGTCGGGATTGTCTTTCCTCCACTGTTCATACTCAGCGAGAGGCATGAAGAGTTCCTGTGTCTCTCCAGTCTTCATGTTTTTTACAGGGTAACAAGCCATCAATCAATCCTCAGTGCTGGTTGGATATCATCACATCCACAATCATCATCAGGACAGGTCCACTCAAGTGCTGCAGCAACCGTAGGGAACTTACAGATAAAGATACGCTTACATTCGTTAGCGATGTCCATGTGCTCCTTCTGAGTGCCATTAGCAGAACGAAGTTGGATGTAATGAATCCAAGAGCGAACTGATCCTGTCATGTAGATGCGAGTTGGAGTTGCAAGGGGAAGTACGAAGCGAGCGCACTCCTTTGCAATACCTTTATCTAGCATAGTTCGGTAGAGATCCATAGCAGAAGCGAAGTGCCTCTGGATCTCAATCTCAAACTGTTGCTTAGTGTAATCATCGATATCATCGATAGAGTTCTGACGGTTCTTCGTATCCTGACGACGAAGATCAAACAGAGGGATCTCCTCAGACAGCATAGAACTGTCAGCATACCGTTGAGAAAACTCCTGATATGTGAACGAACGGTGACGCAAGATCTGAGCTGCCAGACCACGAGTAGTCTCAATCTCCAGCGTCATAAACGCTTGCTCAAAGACAGACCAGTGACCATGCTTGATGCAATACTTCAAAAGACCTGCGACATTAGGGTTGTTCTGGTTCGCTGGGTTGCTCACACGAGCAACATAACCCATAGTCCTTTCTGCATCAGGTGTACATTGTACAAGTTTAACTTCCATACCAAATCAAATTACTTAAACATTTGTGCCAGATTATACTGGTGATGATAGTGCTTGAATCCTATCCATTCATTCAAAATAGTCTTAACTCCCTTGGTGTATCTGTCCTTAGCAATAATAAAGTTAATAAAAGGATGCATGGCACTATCCACGTCGCCCTCGTACTCCATAAGAATCTGAAGTATCTCATCCTTTACACTTTTAGAAGTATCGCTAGTTGTTGGTGTGGTCATAGAGAGCATCGAATAAGTTGTCTGCTAACTGATCGAGATCATCAGTCTCCACTTCCCCATCATAAGAAAAATCATTTCTCTTCTCTACAAACAAAGAGTTAACTTTGTTTGAGATATGCCTTTGAATCGAAGAGCTTTGGATTAGTTTTTCCATCTGTCCACTTGATAGACTTGATGTGTCCTTGTCCGAGCTTGTCATAATAGCAGTCGAAGATATCAGATCGGTTACCCATAACAATATCAATGTAGTGAGTGTCTTCGTAGAAGTATTTCACCACATAAGAGTTCAGTGGGAGGTTTGGATTTTTTGCTTTGGATATATCGCAAGCAACTTCTAGGATCTTGATGTTATACCTGTCTGCAGAACTGCATACTTCGTCGTTGCTTGACCAGATACCCTTCATTTTCCTCCTCGATTACCCCATTCAATCTGAGGGAATGCCTCAGATACCACTTGCTTGGTAATTCTGTATTTATCTTGGAGGGTCTTGTTACAAGCAGCAACAAGAAGATCTGCTTCATCTTTGTAAAGACCTTCCAGCAGTTGCACGAACAGTTGCTCTCTCCTGATCGAGTTCAGAGTTGTATCTCCTCCCTTGAAGAAACGATACAAGTTTCGATACTCGTGGTCCAGACGAGTGTGTTCTGTGCCAGCAGGTGCATCATTGGGGTTGTAAGGAACCTCCCCAGGAGGCATCAGATATTCTAAGGATTCATCGAAGTTGATGATGAGAATAGCACGAAGACCATCGTTATTGTACTCCTGCAAAAGTTCCACCTTCTCAGATTTTGTCTTAGCAGATGAAACCTTTTGCAGAATCTCAGTCAATAGTGCATCTTTAGGTAATTTTCTCGGTGCCATATCAAATTAGAATGTTGTTGTAATTGTATCAGTAATCGTCCTCAACGTCAAGGTCATCATCTTCATTAATGAATCTAACTGCAAGCAATTCTTCATCAATAAAAGATCCGTTTCCGTCCAGGAACTCTGGGTGTAAGTTGTTCATCTGTCGCTTGTATGTATGGGTGTCTACAGTGTCCTTGTAGATCCATCCAATGATAGCTCCCAGGGCGAGAGTGATTACCATACTTACGGCAGAGAAAAAGAGAATTACGCTAGTTTCCATCTTTACTATCCTGGTGAATGTCTATCCTAACACGCACCTCTCGTTTTAGTAAGCGAAAGGTACGATCAAACCAACTCGGTGGTTCCTCTTGTACCCTCCTGCTTCTAGGAAGCATAACCTCTATACCTTTATTTAGAAACAGTTCGTCTCTTTCGTTTTGATTTGTCTTTCTCATAGTTCCAAGCATCCTGAAGAATACTGTGTAAGTAGTTGCGAATTTTCCTCGCCTCAGGTTTCCCTAGGTTGGGATATGCTTCACGAACTTCTGGATGTCCACCTTCAATAAGTAAGTCAAGATCCTCTATGGTGATTGACAGATTCTCGGCAGTTGCGCTGTTCATAAACTCATTGACTTCTCGTCTGCTGAATTTATTGTTTTGCAAAAACTCATACATCTTAAATGTTTTCTTGTCTCGGAAGACTGCATCCTCTAAGACGTGCTCTACCATGTCGGATAAGATCTCAACTTGTTCCATCAGATAATATTCTTCTCTCGTAGATATTTAACAGTTTCGGTGCATCCACCGAGGTGCATGTCATCTTCGATGACTTGTGGGAATGTGCTTCCGTTTCCAAACTCTGCATAGAATTCATCGCGGGTGAAATCCTCACCCAGAGTATAGACTACATGCTGGAGTTCGGCAAGTTCCATTACCTTCTTTACCTTGTCACAATATGGACAACCGTCTTTGGAATAAACTGTGTATGTCATTGGCATCCGTCTTTGTTAAATTTTTTACGACATGATTTGACTTCTTTCATCTCTGATTTAATCATCTGATATGCATCCTCAGCGGAAATCTTCTTTGCTACTTCCATAGCAGTGATCATCTCTACTCGGGTGCCGAAGTGTTTGAGTGCTTCTTCAAAACAATTTAGCGATTCGTACATAAAAACCCCTGGGACAAAAAATTACCGAAATTTTTTTTTCGAGATTCTGGTAATCGAAAAGTCATTTTCGCATGGGGAAGATCAATTGTCAAGCATCTTCTCACATTTATCAGAGTTCCTCCTGCAAAATTCATGCACATAGCTATCAACATCAACATCCATGGTGTGATGTGCATGGAGATGAAGTGCTTGAATGATGGCAAGAAATCCTACAACAAGTAGGTTAAACTGCGTGATAGGTGACTTGAGTATGGTCCAGAGCATAGACATAAAAAAGGGGTCCGAAGACCCCAGAATTATAGCACAGTATTAATGGATCAGAAGGCGAACTTCAGACCAGCCTTGGTGCCGTAGGAACGGTCAACACCAGCAACACCGCTGCCAACGAAGGAGACTTCGCCGTAAGCAGACAGTTGCTCGGTCAGACCAGCAGAGATACCTGCCTTGCCCGAAGGAACGGTGTCAGAAGCACCGCCGTCAGGAGCAACGATGGTAGCGCCGCCTTGGACGTACCAAGCAGCGGATTCGCCCAGAGCACCTTCGTAACCGACGTGGGTGTCGATGTTGGTGCCAGAGTAGTTGCTGCCAGTGAAACCACTGTTAGCTTCAACGTTGACGTAGGGACCTGCAAAAGCAGCGGTCGCCATGAAAGGTGCAGCAGCGGCAGCTGCGAGAACAGATTTGAACATAATTGTTTCCTCGAAAATTTACTTGCGGAATGATTACCCGCAGATGATGGATCAGGTTCGACTTTCTGATCGCATGTGGTTATTATACCACAGAGCAGGCGCGAGTAGTTGAGGCACCTATGTCTGTTGTAAAACGTAACAATTGGTCACGTCCACTTATTTATACTACATTATTGGTTAAGGTTTCGTCAAGCACCCCTGTGCCAGTTACGAAACTGTCACACGTCGTCTTCGTAATCGTAACTCATACGACCAAACATGTGCTCGTCATCTTCCCAGGTGGATGGTTCAGCAAACAACTCATCCATCTTAATCTTTTCCATCCTCTTGAATAGAATCTCTAAGTCCAATTCGCTTTCCATTACTTCTCCTTCCAATAGTCTGCGGTTGGATCTTTGTCTACAAGATATGTGAAAAGCAAAAATGGGAACAACAAAGATGCTCCCATAAAACAATATATGATTGGATGGTCTGCGATAAACTCTACAACTTTTATAGCAAAATCCATTGGCAATTAGTCGTCGTAAACTAAACACTCAGGGGCACTTGGGTTCGCATCACAGTACAACTCAAGTGGTGTTGGATCATGATGATCTTCTGGATGACGCTCTGCGTATGCTTCCAAATCTGCCAGTTCTTCCTCAGTATGTCTACGAGCCTGAGGAGAAGTCTGGGGGTTGTCTAGGATTTCTTTGTCTGCTTTGATGTGTGCTTCGATGTTTTCCATTGTTGTTTACATTTTATAGATATTTATTTTGATCAATTGAATCTAGGTAGTCTATCCACCACTGTGGGTCTTTGCATCTTTTCCAATCAGGAACTTCCATTCCTTTTTCAGAATAATACTCATAAAGAGCCTGATCGATCTTAGTTGAGATTTCAATAGTCTTCATCCTCTTCGTCAACGTCTGCATATGCGTCATCCACATAGGGTCCGTGGGGTCGTTGGGCATCCTCTCTGACATAGGTTCTCTCAGATTCTACGCTAGCAATCCATACAGATAGTTTCATTACTATGTAGATTATAGCGAGTGGAAAGAAACATGCAATAAGTATTAGCGATTGTTCCATAGTTCTCTAAAGTAACGATCAACATGGTTTAAACAATCAAGAGGTGTTGTTTCGGTGCCTAATGCCCATTCAAAACAGAAGTCAGACATCTCTTGGTTAACGTGAGGGACACCATACATCCTAGAAAAGGATGACAATGCAAAATCATACCGCCTTTTAGTGGGCGGTTCCATTTCCCTTGTACATATCGGTGTCGTAATATCCACCTTTCTTTGCTCCGAAGTAGAGTGTAGTCAATACAAACGGCACTGCTACGATGATCAGTGCTCTCCCAAGTAGATGCTCCATGTTTTTTTATCTGGTATGTGTGAAATGACTGAGGTCAATACGAACCATTCGGATGCTGTGGAATAAACCACATGCCTGATACCGTTTACTGTAACGATATACTTTCTCATTTAAATAAATCTTCTATTTGTCTTCTGGCATCTGCCATCTTCTGTTTTTCACGTTCGGAATGTTTGTATCCATGCTTCCCGTGAAAAATAAAATGACCTTGGCAGATCATAGTCATACCAAAAAGGAATAGTGCTACTACTCCTATCCAATCTACAATGTGATGTTGAGCCATGGGAACATAGGGGGAATGACACCGATTAATCTCAGCAATCCTTCAGCAAATAAAGCAAGAACCACCCAACCAACACACATAGAAATAATGGAAGCATTTCGATTGTGCCTTCGTATAGCAGCATCGATCATCTCCTGAACATCTTCTCTTGATAGTCTTTCAGGTGGTTCTACATCCTTTCCCCAGTTTTTAAAGTTCATGGGTTGTGATTTCTAGAATCTTTGATTTTATTGTACGCCCAAAGGGCAGCAGCGCCTGCGCCGACGCCAATGATACAGCAAACAATCATGTGAATAACGTGTTCGTAGGTTGAGTGATCAGCGTGGTTCATCATTTAGGTTTCTTAACGGGAAAGGTTGCTTCCATTGCTGTAGTCAACAACAGAGCAAAACCAAAAACAAATAAGTGCTCCATGTTATCCAAAGTACATTACACTAAGAGTGAATACAACAAAGATGATGACCGTAAAGATCATCAATCCTACACCTGCCCAGGCAACCCAGGCAGGCATAGGTTCATAGTTGTGATTATGAGACATGAACGGTTCCGATCATACCTGCACCCTTGTGGGGAGCACACCAGTAAGTATAGTCACCTGGCTCTGGGAATGCAACCTCAAAGTCTTCGCCTGGTAACATTGCTAAACCTTCGTGCGATAACTCAGGATGATCTTCCACAATTACGTTGTGTGGAGGAAGCATGTTGTTGACAAAGTGAACTGATTCACCAGCAGCAATAGAAACTTCTGCTGGTTCAAATACTAAGTTACCATTGGCACCCATCTGGACATCCACTGCCCAAGAAGGAAGGGCAAAGAAAAGCGTAGCAAACAGTGCGAGAAGAAACTTCATCTAGTTCTAGCAACTGAACTATGTATTAATACTCAGCGAGTCCCAGTCTCATCTGTTACGGATTGCAAATAATCTTTCTCTGACTGATAGGGATGGACCTTACCTGTCTTTAACTCCCATGCATATATTAGATCTGGAATCAACCATTGATCAACTCTATAGCAATACTTCCAGTTGACTGGTTGGATGCAGTTCATCACAACCACACTCCAGAAAGCAGCAAGATAGTTCAGAACTGTATACATCAGTCCACAATGTATCCATTCTCTTTCAACCATGCCTTAGTCAACGGGGTGGGAGGATATTTCTTCCACATCTCACCCTCAGCACACGCTTCAAGCGCCGCCATGGTCATTCCCTCTGTCTTACCTGCCCAGGTTGCTTCTGCCTCCCAGGGGACCGCTGAGGCGGGGTAGGAACGCTCTACCATCTCACGCCATAGTGCTGGTACATCCTCTTCAGGTTTGATGATAGCAATCATAGAGTTCTTGATGCTGCCTGCCATACAATCTTGTGCAGAGTGCCACCCTTCATGCCTCATCACTGTCATCATCACACTAGGACGATGCACATATCTCTTGTTGAGATAGAAGTTATTGCTCACAGTATGATAGACACCACGATGTCCAACAGGGAAATACTTTTCTGGAGCAACGTATACTTTGACCCCAACCAGACTGAGGGCATTCATCATGCGAGCAAACTCATCCTTGACCAGATTCCAATCAGAATGTGGGAACATCTCTTCTAACTGATCAGCACCCCATAGTTGCACCACACCATCAGTACAATCCTGTACGATCATACATCCTAGAGAATCCATGGTGTAATAACCCTTCGTTGGTTCTGCCATTGCAGGGGATGCACACAACGCCAAGGCAAGGAGTAGTTTTCTCATAAAAAAAGAGGGTCCTATGACCCCCTTATTATAGTTGTTTTTCTAATAACTGTCAAGTATTAAGAAACCAAGTATCACAGAGCATTACCACGAGGAAGAACTTCCTCTGGGAACACAAAGTTCTCATGTGGTTGGTCTACTGGAGCCATCCAGGCACGGAGTCCTTCATTGAGGAGGATGTTCTTCGTATAGAACGTTTCAAATTCTGGATCCTCCGCAGCTCTGATCTCTTGTGAAACAAAATCATAAGCTCTAAGGTTAAGTGCAAGACCAATAATACCGATGCTAGAGGTCCAAAGACCCATAACAGGAACAAACAGCATAAAGAAATGTAGCCAACGCTTATTGCTGAATGCAATACCGAAAATCTGCGACCAAAAACGGTTTGCGGTGACCATAGAATAGGTCTCCTCTTCTTGAGTAGGCTCAAATGCCTTGAATGTATTTGATTGATCACTGTCTTCAAAGAGTGTGTTCTCTACTGTAGCACCATGAATGGCACAAAGCAATGCTCCACCTAGGATACCTGCTACACCCATCATATGGAAAGGATTCAACGTCCAGTTGTGAAACCCTTGGAGGAAGAGGAGGAACCTGAAGATTGCTGCGACCCCGAACGACGGCGCGAAGAACCACGACGACTGTCCCAGAGGGTACATAAGAAAAACAGAAACAAATACAGCAATAGGACCTGAAAAAGCAATTGCATTGTAAGGACGAATACCAACGAGACGTGCGATTTCAAACTGGCGAAGCATGAAACCTATGAGAGCAAAGGCTCCGTGGAGCGCCACAAAATTCCAGAGTCCCCCAAGTTGAAACCATCTGATGATATCTCCCTGAGCTTCTGGACCCCATAGAAGAAGTAGGGAATGTCCGAGAGCGTCAGCAGGAGTTGATACAGCAGCAGTAAGGAAATTACATCCCTCAAGATACGAAGAAGCAATCCCGTGAGTGTACCAGCTCGTGACGAATGTTGTGCCCGTGAGCCAACCGCCCAGTGCCAGGTAAGCAGTAGGGAACAGAAGAAGACCTGACCAACCAACAAAAACGAACCTATCACGCTTAAGCCAGTCATCGAGTACATCAAACCACCCCCTTTGTTTTTGTAGTGTTAACGTTGATGCGACCATTTGTTTTTTCCTTTTCTTTGTTTAACCAGTATAACTGAGGCCAAGTATCCATGATGATCTCCCTCATTTTGTCTGGAGTATCTTTGTTTATCATTGACCCTAGGAAGAAAAAAATCCTGGAAAATTTTTTTCCAGGATTCTGTAACTCAATATTCGATTTTGAAATCAACCAACAGCAGGTGCGGTGAGAGCAACAGGGGTGTTCTCAACAGCAGCAAGGTCCAGAGGGAAGTTGTGAGCATTACGCTCGTGCATTACCTCCATGCCCAGGTTGGCACGGTTAAGAACGTCTGCCCAGGTGTTCAGGACATGACCTTGGTTGTCCATGATGGACTGGTTGAAGTTGAAACCATTCAGGTTGAATGCCATGGTGCTAACGCCCAGTGCAGTGAACCAGATACCAACAACAGGCCAAGCAGCAAGGAAGAAGTGCAAGGAACGGGAGTTGTTGAAGGAAGCGTATTGGAAGATCAGGCGACCGAAGTAACCGTGAGCGGCTACAATGTTGTAGGTCTCTTCTTCTTGTCCGAACTTGTATCCGTAGTTTTGGGATTCATTCTCGGTCGTTTCACGAACGAGAGAAGAAGTAACCAGACTTCCGTGCATAGCACTAAAGAGGCTGCCACCAAATACCCCAGCCACACCGAGCATGTGGAACGGATGCATGAGAATGTTGTGTTCTGCTTGGAAGACGAGCATGTAGTTGAACGTGCCCGAGATTCCGAGAGGCATTGCATCAGAGAAGGAACCTTGACCGAAAGGATAGACAAGGAAAACTGCAGAAGCAGCGGCAACAGGAGCAGAGTAAGCAACACAGATCCAAGGACGCATACCCAGACGGTATGAAAGTTCCCATTCACGACCCATGTAGGCATAGATACCGATCAAGAAGTGGAAGACGACCAGTTGGAAAGGTCCGCCATTATATAGCCACTCATCAAGGGAAGCTGCTTCCCAGATGGGGTAGAAGTGAAGTCCGATAGCGTTGGACGAAGGAATAACAGCACCAGAGATGATGTTGTTACCATAGAGGAGCGAACCAGCGACAGGTTCGCGGATGCCGTCGATGTCTACAGGAGGTGCAGCAACGAAAGCAACGATGAAACAGATAGCAGCAGCAAGCAGGGTAGGAATCATGAGGACTCCAAACCAACCGACATAAAGGCGATTGTCAGTGGAAGTAACCCACTCGCAGAACTGTTCCCAAGTATTCGATTTTTGTTGACGTGTAAGTGTAGCAGTCATTGAATTGTACGTTAAGTAGATCCATCAGGGAAATGGTGGAGGTACTTATTTCCTGTCACCCTCAGACAGGATATGAGAGACGGATTGGTAACCCTGCCTAGTCTCGGTCAAGCGGCAGGGATGACAACTGTTTGAGGAACGTTACATTCCTTAACGTGTTGATGTATTTATATTAAGCGATCCTTGGGAATTTGTCAAGGACCTGTGCCAGTTTGAAAAGTGTCACGCCCAGACCATCTTCTTGGTGTAGTTGTAGGCGTAACGACGGCGAGGACCTTCAATGCCCCAACCCAACCAGTAGTAGGCGGCAACATTGTACTGGTCAACAGTCTGACCCCTGCCCTCAAACTCAGGCAAAACCTTTTGAAACTGAGGCTCATTGATCATGTATCGTACCTGACCTTGAAGAGAAGAAGGGTCACAACCGTAGCGACGGCAAAAGTTTCCAAGCCCATTGTAACGTCCAATAGATGTCCATTGAATTAAACCATAACCGCCACTGCGGCAGCGGTCGTAAGGAACTCTAGCACCTCCTTCACAGATGTTGGGGATGAATTTAGATTCCTGCTTGATGTTGCCCATGATTGTAGCGAGGGCATTCCTATCAGCGATGTTCGTGCGTTCCTGAAGTTGCTTGAGAACATACTTCTCATTAGGAGTACACCGAGGACACTTCCATTCCTTTTCTACAACTTCAATCGGCACCGCCTTCTCCACATTGACTGCTACATCAACAGGAGGAGGATTTTTGATCTCACTGATTGATGGATATGCACAAGCAGCTGGAATGATTCCAAGGAAAGGCAGAAGAAATAATCGACGAAGCATTGAATTGATTGAACTCGACATCCGCCATAGGAACTCAAGGTCCCTTTCGCGGCACAGTCCACTAACCATAGCACATAAAAAGGGGGGTGTCAACTGGATTTTGCCAGTTACCCCCCGCTCAGCGTAGCGCCGACGATATTCATTTGTATTTAGTTTCCTCACCGCTCTGTGTCATCATTGCAGCACCAACAAAGGTGGCAAGACATACGGCAAAAGTTGCTAGAAGTGCCATTGCAGTAATGGAAAAAATTATTTATTTTTCTATAAGTATAAATGCTTACTTATGTCAGTGAGCCCTCACCAAATGCCAGGGATTACCTGACCAGTGGTTGCATAGGTGCCAACAGCAATGACAAAACCTAGCATTGCCAGACGTGCGTTGAGGATCTCTGCCTCAGGGGTCCAACCAAATTTCATTTTAGTTCTCCGTGTGTTTTTGCTTAAGTTCAGGGTTAGGTTTAGAAGGCTCAAAAGGTGAGCGAGTTAAGTTTTTGATGACAATAAATGCATCCTTGTTATACTTGCGAACACCATAAGGCGTCGCCCACTTCTCATTGTATTCTTCACCTTGGTGGATGCCAGAAACAGCAGTGCCACCAATCTCAACTACAATATCATCACGTCTAACATCCCATCCGAGAGAGGCGACTGCTTCAATGAGAGATTCTTCAGTATACCTCACAGGTTTTCCTCTTGCTCACTCAGGATCACACAGTCGCTGGTGGGGTAAGCCACGCAGGTCAGAATGAATCCATCAGCGATTTGATCATCGTCCAAGAAGGACTGCTCATCATTATCTACGGTGCCAGAGAGGAGTTTTCCTGCACAAGCCGAGCAAGCGCCTGCTTTACACGACGAAGGGAGGTCAACACCTGCTTCTTCTGCTGCTTCAAGAATGTATTGATCTTCAGCACATTCAAAGGTAGTTTCTGTGCCATCAGGGGATTGGATAGTGACGTTGTATGCCATTAGTAGGTATCAGACAATTGATTTACGCTGTGCGCCAACAGAACGAAGAACGCAACAGAAGTAATTGTAAAGACAAGTGAAGTCATTGTCAAGCCTCTGTCAGAAGATTCCGAAAAAGAGTTTGCCAGTAGCGGCGTAGGAGATAGCACCAGCGATGATGCCCATCATTGCCCAGCGTCCATTGTACATCTCGGTCATCTGCATGGGAGTACGCAGTCCTTTACGGTTGTACTCTTGGTACACCATCTCAGGTTCCTTCGCCCACATGTTGTTCTGACCGAGTTCGTTTGAGGTGATCATTTCTTTGTTAACTTTTGTTACTACGTAAGTATATATTACTTCTTAAGGTTTTGTCAAGATTTATGGACACTTTGTTAAGTGGTCCTGACAACTATATAATATAGGGTAAACTCTTTCACGAAATGAAAAAAGCATTGATCGCTTTTGGAATGATTCTGATGACAACACCTGCATATGCTGGTGGTCTTGTTACTAAACATGCTTCTAGCGTTCAGCTGACTGTTGATGCTGCTCGCTCTACTGCTGTAAGAATTGGTGGTAGTTATTCTGCCTCTGGTTCTAACATCACAGCAGGCACGATGGGTGGTGTTTCCACTGGCGCTGGCACATACACCGTCACCACGTCTGGACAAGATTGGTCGTTGAGTGAAACATACAACGCAGCAGATAGTGTTCCTGCCTCTGCTGTTAGCACAGGTGATGTTCCTAACTTCGGTAACCTTACCTCTTATGCTGCTGGTTCTGCTGGCACACTCGCAGGTACGATTGACAGAACTCATGCTATCACGCTGACTGCTGGTGGTGCTGGTTCATCTGCTACAGGACAATTCGTTTCCGAAATCACCGTTATCGACTAATACTATATACCATGAAGAGATTACTTTTCGTGGCATTCTTACTGGGATCTCCTGCTATGGCGGTCCCAGTGGTCCCCAACTTTACACAGGGATCAATGACTAGCCACACTGAGACGACACAAAAGATAACGGAAACCATCAACTCGATGGACTATTCAACTGGTTATCAATATTCAGTAACGGGATCTGGAGTGACCGCTAGCGGAAATCTTTCTCCAGGAACAGGTAGCAATAATGTAACTATTAATGGAGTGACTTCATCATGGACTGGCGTAACAAGCAAACCGTCATTCACACAGACGACACCAGGAGCAGCGTTTCAGTTCACAGAAACCCTAAGCGGTCCAGGTCTGCAGAATCATACGATAATTCAAAGAACAACAGACATAACAAGTATCACAGATACTACAAGTATCTTCTCGCAATAGGTCTTAACTGTGCTTTCCCAATTCAAGCATACGCTGAAGTCGGGGGTGTTAGTGCTACAGCTGCTCCCGTTGCTAATTCTTCAGGCTCTGTTACAAATCAGGCAATCCAAGTTTTACAAGGACC